TTATGACTGATGCTCAAGAAAATAAACTTGACTCAATAGAACAAAATGCCGATGTGACAGATACGTCAAATGTTGTCGCATCGTTGAGCGCAGGTACTAATATCGCTATTGCCAGTGACGGCACATTAAGCACAACGGCAACTGTCAACGATAGTGATGCGAATTTAAAGAATCGCGCTAATCATACTGGAAGCCAAGCAATTTCAACTGTCACTGGTCTTCAAACTGCGCTCGATGCAAAAGAACCTGCACTCGCTAAAAACACAGCATTCAATAAGAATTTTGGAACAACTTCGGGAACAGTCACCGAGGGCAACGACTCAAGACTAAGTGACTCTCGCACTTGTAACAACAGCTTTGACAACGCGCTAACAGCAAAGACAAATTTAAGCCTTGAAAATGTTGAAAATAAATCGAGCGCAACGATTCGTAGTGAGATTGTCGAGAGCGATATTCCTACTGGAATTACGCGAGATAGTGAGTTGACATTAGGTCTTGCAGGCAAAGTTGATACAGTTTCGGGCAAAGGGTTATCGACAAACGATTTGACGGATACACTTAAGTCAAAACTTGATGCCATAGAACCAAACGCAACCGCAGACCAGACCGCATCTGAAATTAGAGCCTTAGTAGAAAGCGCCACAGATTCAAACGTTTTCACAGATTCTGACCACAATAAACTTAATGCAATAGATCAAAATGCAGATGCTACTAATACAGCCAATGTTGTAGCTTCACTGACATCTGGCACAAATATCAATATTGCCAGTGACGGCACAATAGCAACAACGGCATCGCAAGCTATAAACGCATCAAGCCTCGGTGCTTCAGCTAATGGCACTATTGATATTGGTTCTTCAGCGTCACGCTTTAAAGACATCTATCTGTCTGGTGGTGTTTACATTGGTGGCACAGGTTCATCGAATTTATTAAGTGATTATGAGCAAGGAACTTGGACACCCACAGTCTACGCCAGCAATGGAACATCGATATTAACCTCTGGCACTCACTATGTTCTGCGCGATGCAAGCTACACAAAAATTGGGCGTTTAGTGTTTATCAGTATCAAAATTGAAGACATAAGATCGGCTAAAACAACTTTGTGGTTCACACCCCCGTTTAACTCCGCTGTGACAGACACAAGTGTGGGTGCAACTCTAGGTGCTGAGTTGTCTGGGCAGAGCATACAAGCCCCAATTTATGCACTAGCAACTAAATTTCAAATTCGTAAAGGCACTTGGCAGTATGCGTATGGCAGTGCCACCTATCAAACATAAGCTGTGGAGTACTGTAAATGGCATTAACCAAAGTTAGTAGAAATCTCCTAAGCACCAGCATTGTCGATAACGGCAACGCGACTGCAATCACAATTGCTTCAGACGGAAGTGTTACGTTCAGCAGTACAATCAGTGCCAGTGGCTACAACAATAGCAACTGGGATGTGGCTTATTCGTGGGGCGACCACGCATCGCAGAGTTATGCAACGCAGTCTTACGTCAACACACAAGTTGCCAACCTTGTCGATTCTGCTCCTTCTACTCTGGACACTCTAAATGAACTAGCTTCTGCGCTAGGCGATGATGCAAATTTCTCGACTACAGTAACTAATAGTATTGGCACAAAGTGGACTCAAGATAATACAAAAATATCGAATTGGGATACCGCTTACGGGTGGGGCAATCACGCTTCCGCAGGGTATCTGACATCGTTTGACATTACTACGCAAACTGACCCTAAGTATTTGCGGTCTGATACTGCTGATACTTCAACTGGACTAACTACATTTAATGGCGGTATTAGTGTGTTGTCTGGACATGGTGTTGGAAAACTTAGGATAAAAAGAACTTCAAGTTCAACTGATGGTGATGATATTACTGACATCCACATGGATGATGGCGGTATTTTTGTAGACATTGATAATGATAATGATGCTGATAGCGGAAACTTTAAAGTTAGATATAAAACAGGGGGTAGTTTTTCTAATTTGCTATTTGCATCACCCACTACCTTTACTTACAAAAATCAAGGTATTTGGCACGCAGGTAACGATGGCTCTGGCTCTGGTCTTGATGCTGATACTGTTGACGGACTACAGGCTTCACAGTTTTTGCGTTCTGATGCTGATGATTCAACTTCTGGAAGTTTGCAAGCTAGAAACCATGACTTACCTGCTGTTCATGGAGCAGGTCTAAGGTTCTGGAACGGAAATGATGCCTATAGAATTTACATGGCATCGTCTGGTACAAGTGGTGCAGGTCGTGTGTCTGGTGAAACAACGTCTGATTACAATATGTACTTCCGCATGACAGGCGGTACTAACAGAGGTTTTGTATTTCAAAACGGAACAGCTAACAAAGGGGGTATAGATGCCTCTGGTAATGCACGTTTTACAGGTAACGTAACAGCTTACGCTTCTGATGCTCGTTTGAAAGAAAACATCAAGCCAATAGAGAATCCACTAGAAAAACTGTCAAAGATTAGAGGTGTTACTTACGATTGGAAAGATGGCATCGAAAACTTTGACCCTAAGTGCAAAACAGAAACTGGTGTTATTGCTCAAGAGATTGAAGCGGTTATACCCGATGCAATTTCACCTGCACCTTTTAACGAAGAATACAAGACTGTCGAGAAAGACAAAATCATTGCTCTTTTAATCGAAGCAGTGAAGGAACTAAAAGCAGAAGTAGACGAACTCAAGGGGGCTAAGTAATGGCTCTTGCATCCTCTGGAACAATTGCTATTGGTGGTTCTACATCGGGTCGCTCTATCAACTTAGAGTTAGGCAGAAGTGCCACTGCAACGTCATCATTGGGCGAGTCTGCGCTAAGAACACTTGCAGGGGTATCATCTGGTGCAATATCAATGAGCAACTTTCATGGTGCTTCTAACGCATTAGATACACAGACAGTAACTACAGGTGTTTCTAGTTATGGGTATGGATTTTCTACTTTTGTTTACAACGGCAACATGGGGTCTATTTCTGACGGAACTGCCAATGTTCGTAGTGGTGCTACTATTGTTTCTCTTTCTCATTCAGATGGTAGTTTGAATGGCATGTTGAGTTTTCGTTTATCGGGAAATTATTCAAACGGTGGTTTTACATCGTTATATTTTCCTTCGGCTCAATACACAACAACTTTTAATCGTACTTCTGCTTCTTTCAGTTACTCAAGCTATTTTAATATGACTTCATGGACATGGAATGGAGTTCCTTCACCCTTTGGGACAAGTGGCAGTACAACTACTGTCCATTTCTTGTAAGAGGTAATTATGATCGAGTACACAACAATCGAAGAAGATGGAATAACAAGAGCCTGTTTCAATCAAGGTGATGATTATTTTGAAATAGCCCTTTTTAGAACAGAAGATGAAACTATTACTCCTATTCCAGAAGACGAAATACAGAGCCATTTAGTCGAGCAAGTTAATCTTTTGGTATATCCCAGAACTGATGAAGAGGAGGTGAAATAGAATGACACTACAATCTAGCGGTCAGATAAGTATTAATGATGTTGCAGCAGAATATGATGTCACTGGCAACAACCGTTCACTTACAAGTCTGTCTACAGGTGCAGGTCTCGCTGCTCCGCATGGTCTCAAAGAGTTCTATGGTTTGTCGGATACAATCCCAGTTACTGGCATATCTTTTGTTGTCGATGATTTTTCATCAAGCCAAACAAATCGCACATATCAAGATGTAACAGTGTCATGTGCAAGTAATGCAACTCCCAGACTGCGTTTTGAATATACACGAACAGGTGTTGCAAACTCTGATCATCATGTACAAATCCGTGAAAACGGCAGTTTACAAACTACATTCAACACTACCAGTTCTAACCTACAGTTCTTTGAGTTCAATGTGAGTAATGGCGATGTGCTGTCAGTCATAGTACACAACAGCGACAGTGGCTCAACACATTCTGGTTCTATTGCTTGGAAAAATGTAACAGACAACAACGCTGTGCTGGCATCAACCACTTTTGCTAGTTACTACTTTGATGGTACTCAAGGCGGTGGCTCTGGTGGTGGAACATGTTTCACTGGCGATATGGCGGTCACTATGTCTGACAACAGCCTTAAATACATCAGTGAAATAGTGGTAGGCGATAAAGTCCTGTCTTCCACAGGAGAAGCTGCTGAAGTATTAGATGTCTGGGTACATCCGCAGCGTGAGCAAACAATCTACAACATCAATAACAGTCTAAAAGTAACAGGCGGTCACCCAATCAAGACGACAGCAGGTTGGGCAGCTGTTGATGCGGAAACTGCAACAGCAATTCATCCCGAACTTTCAATAGCAACATTAGAAGTCGGTCAAACATTAGTCGGTAGTAACGGCAACAGTATAAAGGTAGAGACACTTGAGTCGAGTGTCGAAAACATCGTGGTATATAACTTAAACGTGTCAGCTGATGACACCTACTATGTACAGGGCATTCTTGTCCACAATAAATAAATAAGGAAAGTACCTATGTTAACTGAACACGACAAAGACCTGCTGGATGGGGCTGCTGCCTCTACTGGTGTTTTATCACTGGTCGCTTGGCTACCCCCGATTGCTTCATTATTCACTATCGCGTGGCTTGGCATCCGCATATGGGAGTCAGAAACGATCAAGTCAATTAGAAACAGGAAAGATAAGGAGTAAACAGAATGGATATGGAGAGACTCAAGTCTACACTTGTTCGCCACGAAGGCGAAAAACTGACCATGTACAAATGCTCAATGGGCTACCAGACGATTGGTGTGGGTCACAACCTTGACTCTAAGCCTATCAGTGAGCGTGTCTCTAGATTGATGCTAGAAGATGACATAGAAGATGCTATTGCAGACTGTAAGAGAAACATCAGCTTCTTTGATGATCTCGATGCAGACTGTCAAGAGGCACTGGTCAACCTATGCTTCAACATGGGCATCTCATCGCTTCTACAGTTTAAGAGAACATTAGCTTACTTGAGAAATGGACAGCGAGAGAAGGCAGCAAATGAACTGCTGGATTCGCGCTATGCAACTCAAGTTGGCTATCGTGCTCTTGAAGTTGCAGCAATGATCAAGGGAGGGTAGCAACAACAAGGGGATAAACAAATGAGGGGGACAATTTATTTAGGAGAAGCTAAATGTTGTCTCAATTGATTGGCCCAGTGTCTGGTCTACTGGATAAGTTCATAGAAGACAAAGACCAGAAGAATCAACTAGCCCACGAAATTGCCACTATGGCAGCCAAGGCACAAGCCGAAAACAACAAAGCACAACTCGAAGTAAATAAAGAAGAAGCCAAGCACGAAAGCATTTTTGTCAGTGGGTGGAGACCTGCCACTGGATGGTGCATTGTCAGTGCCATGTGCGGAAACTTCATGGTCATACCCTTTACCAACTTTGTCATGGAACTGATAGAAAAAGACATTGTGATTCCACTAATACCTATGGACACCATGATGCCAGTTCTACTTGGTATGTTGGGTCTGGGTGGACTCAGAACATACGAGAAGACCAGAAAGTAGGGAGAGCCTATCCACACGGATACCCACCACTATGGTTCTTGAGATCGCTTCAGCCGTTAAACTCTGTACGCAAGCATACAACTTTATCAACCGAGCACTGGAGTCTGGACACAGTGCAATGGACTTGATGGATCGATTCGGGCAGTTCTATGACGGCAAAGACCAGCTTACTGCAATGGAAGAAGCCACTAAGCAAAAACCATTGTTGGGCGGTGGTTCTATAGAAGCTGAAGCACTGAGAATTACAACAGCCAAAATGCGTGTACAAGAGCAAGAGAAACGGCTTCGAGAAATCATCTTGCTGACTGTGCCTAACGGCAAAGAGTTTTACACCAACATGCTAAGAGAGCGCAAAGCCATTCGGCAACGCATCATTAAACAGGCTAGGAATCGAGCAGCGCGAAAGAAGCATTTAATCAATGTAGGACTGCTGTCTTTACTAGGAATGCTTGCTGTCGGTCTTTATGCCGTTCTAGTCACAGCAATAATTAATAAGTAAGGAGCAACTATGTCTGGCAAAGGTTCATCACCTCGCCCTATTCCTAACCCAGAAAAGTTTCAAGCCAACTGGGATTCGGTCTTCGGTAAAGGCGAACAAATCGATAAGAAACCTAAAACAATCACAAAGAAATGCACTCGCTGCGGTCAGTACTTTGACACTGATCAAGCATCTAATGAACACGCTGGGCCATGCCCAAAGCCGTTCTATTTTTGAGAAAACACTGGTCTACTAAGGTGGATCGGTGTTTTTTCAATTTTGTCCACCCATATAGAAACGCTTGTAATAAGACATATTTTTTGATTACAATAGAAATCTGCTTCGGCAGGGGGTTGCTCCCCAAGTCAACTCAGACAATAGCACCTTGACCCACTGAGGTGGACAGATCAAGGTAAACGCCCTAGCGCAGGAAGCGCACGAAGGTGTCAATAGTTTAATTATATCTATTGACATTACTTCGGTACTTTTCACTGTTTTTCTAGCGTTTGTAATTAGATTTGACCTCTATTTACTTATGAATAGAAGATTTTATGGTTAAAGTATCGCAGTTTTGTCAATAGACATATTCTAGAAACATCCTAAATTAACCGAATTTTTAACCAATATTCGCCTCATTGAGGGGAATTAATCATGTGTGGGGGAAACACTATGAGAACTTACGAACAGTGGATTGAAAAAGTTAAAGAAGCATTAGACAACGGCTTCACCAGTAAAGCAGCAAAGAAAGATGCGATGCACCAGTTACGAACTGCATTTGATATTGCACAAGATGAACTCGACAAAGAACTTTATGCAATTGCTCATGCACAAGATGAGCGTATCGAGGGTCACTTTAAAGTAGCTTGCACTCAGCTACACCACTTCAAACCAGAGCACGTTTATTGGTACGCAAAGTATGTACCACACCACGCCAATCTAAATGATCTTTTAGCCTGTCTTGATTATCGTGACGACATCAAAGCAGCAGAGATCGGTGTCAAACAAAAGTCTGAAGATCAGCTAATCAAAGAAGAAGAGCAACTGGTTGCTAGAGCAGTTAAAGACAACGGCTTTCGCACCAGTAAGTTGATTGACCATCAGATGTGGGAATGCAGAAACGACCACGGCACTGAGTGGCTGCGTGTCGATTGGTACTTGTGGGGCAAACGCACAGCCTTCCAGAAGTGCAGGGCTGAAGTTAGCAAAGAGTATAGATTCTGGGAATCAAAAGGCTCACCTAATATGAAGGATTGGGGCTTTATGAAAATCTCTGAATTCTACGAAAACTGCGCTTAATTCAATCGCCCCCTTCGGGGGGCATCTAATGAGGGAAACATTATGCTAACACTTAAAAAAGTAAACGCAGCCATCCAGAAAATTGAGGATGGTTGGGAACTGGTTAAGGGTGAGGGCTATTTCTACTGGGTACACCCAACTGATCTTAGCTACCTCGATCTGAGCACTGTCAGTGTTTATCGACTCAACCATCTTACTTTAGACCAGTGGATTGACGAGTTTGTGAATCGTGCTCCACACCAAGGAACTTTTGCTTACTATGAGCAACAGCTAGATGACATTGACTATGTGCAGCTACCCATCGAAGACTGTGCTGCAGAGATTCAGTCTCATGTATAAGCCATTCAAACCAATCGTCCCTGTCGAACTTGAGCCTATAGAAGTCGCAATCAGAAGAGAGCGACAGCGACTTCAAGACATCGAGTTCGACACAGGCGAACAACCAAACACATCCCTAATCGAATACATGGTCATGGAACGTGCCAGAGGCATTACTACATGGGTCATTAACTTTTAACAACAAACTAACGTGTAAGGAAGCACAACTATGAACAAGGAAGTTCTACATCTCTTAAATGTCCATGTGACAGAAATCGACAAATTAAACTGGGACAACGATGAACTGTCTCGTGAACTACAAAAGTATTCCGCAGATGCATTCTTTAAGTTTCAACTCTTTCAACATGCAGTCCAAGAACTGACAGAAAAGTACCGAAACAGTGCAGGAGGTACTAAATAACATGTATTACCTGTATTTAAATGCTATTTCTGCACTAAAAGCCCTTTTGTTTGTACTTCAGTATTGTATGCATATATTCAATAGTGTATATATTGTGAACCGCGCGTGTTTACTGGGTTTCGGCAGTAAAAATCCTGTTTCTTCGCTCCTTGGATTTCTACATCAAGGTCAATCGCGTGTTCTTTCATCAAGTACAACAGTACAAGTATAAGGAGTTGCTATCTATGTCATCTATGACTATTTTGGATTTCGCAAAAAAGAACGGCCACAGAATATGGGACGGCCAACATTACAAAAACTGTATGAGCCAATTAACGCGCATGAACGGCTTTGAAGATTTTTCAGTGCGATCTATGAGTGACATCAAGTCTGCAAGCATTTACGAGTTTATTGATCATCTCTCCGAGCAAGGTTTAACCGAGGCAACGTTAAATCGATATATATCTTCTGTCTCATCTATTCTGAAGTTAGCAGTAGACATGGAGTATATCGATCATGTCCCAAAGATTAGGTGGTTTCAAGAAGACACTGGGAGACCCCGATACTTCTCAAAATATGAAGTAGCACGGCTAGTTGATTTTTTTATTAGCGCAGGCAAACTTTGGATCAACGATTACAACATGCTGTCTCTCAACAGCGGAATGCGACTGGGCGAAATTAAAGGTATCAGTAACCCTACTGCAAAAACCATAGGAGAAATAACTGGCTGTGGCAATTTTGTTTATTTGAAAAATACTAAAAATGGTGACGAGCGACTAGTGCCTTTAAACAAACACGCAAAAAAGGCACTGCGGAATCTAGACTATAAACCCATCAAATTTTTTAATCACCGAAAGTTTTATGACCTATGGTTAGAAGCAAGAGAGACTATTGCTCCTAACGATGAAAATTTTGTGTTTCACGTTAATCGCCATACTTGCGCTACACGTTTGGCGATGGAGTTCAACACGCCTACAACAGTTTTGTGCTCAATTATGGGCTGGAAGAACCCCAAAATCGCAATGAAATACGTTCACCCAGATGCTAACAGTATTGCTTCTGTCATGTCGAAACTTGAAGACTAATTATTATGAGGATAACTATATGTCAAAAAACTCAGAAAACCAGTGGAGAGAGTTTCTCACCACACTACTTGAGCTTGATGGTCGAGCACAGTGTGAGTGTCAAACTGAAGAGACACCCAGCACTACCAATAACACCAAAAGTGCCAAGGTAATAAAGTTTAAACCTAAAGACAAAAGCCAAATCAATAGTACCCCCTAAGTAACACCTCCCCCCCACCTCCACTTATAGCCCTACCAATGTAGGGCTTTTTTTTACTCAAAATCTAAGCGCAGACATCAGAAATCTGGTTGTTTTTTGACCAGATTAATTTTGTCCACCCTTAGATAAACACAAACGTGTCGTATGAGGGAACCGCCATGACAAACATCGAAACTCAATTAGTCCGTGAAAAACAAATGTTCGAACAAGGTAGAGAAAGATACCTTGGAAGACTAGAGGGCAATATGAAGCCTTCTACTCAGAACAACCCCCACAGACTTATCTCTGATGCTTTACAAAAGGTCTCAGAAGGACTCCGTAGTCTCTTAGGCTCTGAGCAAGAGTGTAAAGGCAGGGGTAGGAAATACTCTTGGCATTACGATATCCAAGGTCTAGACCATGATCTATTAGCCTACATAGGTCTTAACACATGTATGGATTCAGTAGCTATCAATGGGACTCTTACCTCGACCCTAACCAAGATAGGCAAGAGAGTAGAACTTGAGATATGGGCTATGGGTCTGCAAGAGCACGACAAAAAGTTAGCCCAAAGAATAGAACAGAAAGTTACCAGTGATCACAGTGCTGAAGTCTACAGAATCAAAGCAGCTAAGATGATTGCTAAGAAGGCAGGGTATTCTGCCGATGCTTGGAACGAAGAGAGAAGAACCAAAGTAGCAGTACCGATCATGAATGCTGTCTTAGAACACTCTGGTGTCTTCGAGGTATGGGAGCAAGAGAAAGCTAGACGTACTATTAGACGAGTAGGTCTAACTCAAGAAGCTGCATTGAAACTAGCAGACATGGATTTTCAGTGTAGTTGGCAAGAGCCAATACTCGCGCCACTCATAGTTCCACCTAAGCCTTGGACATCTTTCAATACTGGCTGCTACTTAGACCCAGTGACTGCATCCCTAGTACCGCTTGTTAGAGGTGCACCTGCCGAGCAAATTAAGATCATTAAGCATCAATTTAAAAAAGGTATTCCCCTGTATGTCGAGGCTATTAATGCCATTCAAGCTACTCCCTTGAAAATAAATACTTATGTCTTAGACACAGTTAGATGGTGCTGGGATAACAACAAGTCTTTCGGCAAGTTTCCAAGACGAGAGTCCCTCAAGCATCTCAAGCGACCAGACAACTGGGAAAACATGGATCAATATGAAAGAAAAGGATGGACTCTGAAGGCTAGAGAAGTACGCGAGAAAAACAGAGAGATCGATGGTGCTAGAGCGACTATGCTGCAAGACCTTATGACAGCTTCTGAACTGGCTACTTTTGATGAGTTTTATCTACCTTGGAATTTCGATAGGCGCGGTAGAGCATACCCTGTGAGCCACTTTAGCTACCACAGAGACGACCATGTCAAAGCCATGTTTAACCTCAAGCGTGGCAGTAAGATGGACGAGAGTGCTGTCTCATGGCTTGCAGTACACATCGCCAACACTGGTGACTTCAACAAGATCAGTAAGCAGTCAATTGACGATAGAATTGCTTGGGTAGAAGATAACCAAGAAAAAATCTATGCGGTCGGCAGAGACCCAGTGTCTACATTTGACTACTGGTCATCAGCCGATAAGCCATTTCAGTTTCTGTCTGCCTGTCATGAGTTTGCTAATTATATTGATATCGGTGAAGAGTATGTCTGCTCATTACCACCCCAGATGGACGGAACGAACTCTGGTGTTCAACACTACAGTGCTGCATCACTTAACCACTCCGATGGTTTAATGGTGAATCTAGTGCCCAGCGATAAACCTCAAGACATCTATCAGTGTGTCGCTGACAGGGTGTTGCGTGATCTGCAACAGTCTGACAGTGAGTACGCAAGTCTCTGGTTAGACTATGGAGTCTCTCGATCAACTGTCAAAAGAAACACCATGACCTATGGCTACTCATCGGGTCAGTATGGTTTTTCTGAGCAGCTGTACGAAGACATTATGAGGCCGATACAAGACTCTGTGATGCGAGGTTATTTGAAGCAGCATCCGTTCGGGGATGTCTCAGAGCAAAAGAAAGCCTGCTCGTTTTTGGCGAAGATTAACTATGAGTCAGTACAGGAAGTGATCAGCAGTGCAGCTAATGGCATGTCGTTTTTCCAGAAAATAGCAGGTGCATTGGCCCATGAGAATAAGCTGGTTCACTTTGTTAACCCTATCGGCTTCCCGATGATCCAAGAGTACACATACTGGAACATCAAGAAGATCAAAATCTATTTGTTCGATAGGGATGCGAAAGTCTTGCACAGGACTCAGATTAGTCTTAGAACCAAGCCCGACAAAAAGGTTGATGTACGCAAGTGTAAAGCAGCGGTGTCTCCAAACGTGATTCACAGTATGGACTCAGCACACCTCTTAGCAACAGTGTTGTTGGCAAAGGACAACGGAGTCCAAGACTTCTTTATGATCCACGACAGCTTTGGCACGACCCCTGCCGACACTGACATTATGTATCAAGCAGTCAGAATGTCATTTATCGATATCTACAAAGATTGGTGTCTGTACGAAGACTTCTGGAAGCAAGCTACAAGTCGATTGTCTTACTCTGGTCTTAAAAAGTTAGAGAAAGAAATACCAGAGAAAGGCACTTTAGATATTGATGCAGTAATGGAGTCAGAGTACTGCTTTTCCTAGGCAATTTAATTTGTCCACCCTTAGATAGAAGTAACTAACGAGTAAACCACTATGCATCCGAGAGAACGAGTCTTGGGTCTGGCTGCGCTATTGCGACAACAAAACAAGCCTTACCCAACACGTTTAATTTTAGAAGCAAAGAAACTGGGAGTACCTCTCCCCGAACCAAAACCAACGAAAACGAAGGAGATCCAAGATGGCCCAAGCCAATCGAATTAAATTTACGAGCGAGTTAGGTCGCGCTCAATATCCTTGGCTCAATCAGCCAGACACTGCGTTTGGTGCTGAACCAAGATACAAGACTAACCTCATTGTTGAAAACGGAATGGGTAATGCGCTGGAGCAACTGTGTCGAGACTTAGCCGACAGCGAGTTCGGTGCTAAAGCCAACAAAGCCAGAATGCCTTTCGAGTTTGATGATGAAACTGGTGAAACTGTGTTTAAAGCCAAGTCTAAGTATGCCCCAGCATTCTTTGACAGCACAGGCAACCCGATAACTGGGCAGCAGATACCTCCATTATGGGGTGGCAGCATGATCAAAATCGGTGGCTACATTTCGCCTTACTCTGTGTCTGGCAGTGTCGGTGTGTCGCTTCAGTTGACCCGAGTCCAGATCATTGAACCAGTATCTTCTGGTGGCGATGCTGATGGATTTGAAGCAGTTGAAGGTGGATTCAAAGCAAACGATAGTATTCCAGAGGATACATTCGATGAAGAGCAAGTACTGGCAGAGAAGACGGAATCAGCCGACCGCTTCTAGGAAACAACATGGGATTCAAAACGGATATCGAAGTGGATTAGAAGACAAGATAGCCAAGCAGATTGCTGAAGCAGGGCTAGAGTGTTGTTATGAAACTGACAAGATAACCTACTTAATTCCAGAGCGCAGTGCTAAGTACACGCCCGATTTTAAGCTACCAAAGAAAGGTGGCTTTTTTTATGTCGAAACCAAAGGCATCTGGTCTGTCGCTGATAGACAAAAACACCTGCTTATCAAGCAACAGCATCCAGAGATCGACATTCGGCTAGTCTTTAGTAACTGCAACAACAAACTCTACAAAGGATCGAAATCGACCTACGCTTCTTACTGTGAGAAGCATGGTTTTGTGTTCGCACACAAGACGATCCCAGAAGAGTGGCTGACTGAAAGTAAGTAGGTCAGCTAGGAGAGCAAGGGTCACCTCAGAGATGGGGTGGCCCTTTTTTTGAGGGTAGTTAAATGAAGATCGAGAAAGTACACGCTGACTCAAACTTTGTGGGCCACGTTAACTGTGAGCACTGTGGATCGAAAGACAATGCTGCACTTTATGACGATGGGCACACCTACTGTTTTGGCTGTCAGACCTACACCAGTGGCGAGGGTGAAATCATGAAAGATCATGAAAGTAAGCCAGAGAGCCGTACTGAAAAGAACCTAATCTATGGCGATGTCTCTGCATTAAGTAAGCGAGGAATCACTGAAGAAACCTGTAGAAAGTTTGGATATGAGGTCGGTGAACTTCGAGGCACACCAGTACAGATTGCTAACTACAGGAATGAGCATGGGCAGATAGTGGCTCAAAAAGTTAGGGATGCTGACAAAAACTTCACGATACTGGGTGAAGCTAAAGAGATGGGTCTGTATGGGCAGCATTTGTGGATCACTGGTAAGAAGCTGATTGTCTGCGAAGGTGAAATAGACTGTCTTACAGTGAGCCAAGTGCAACGCAACAAATACCCAGTTGTTTCACTTCCAAATGGGGCACAGTCTGGCAAAAAGGCATTGATGAAGGCTTGGGATTGGCTAAACGGATTCGATGAAATAATCCTAATGTTTGACCAAGACGAGGCAGGCCAGAAGAGTGCCTTAGAGTGCGCTGAAGCCCTACCTGTGGGTAAGGTCAAGATTGCCAAGCTAGGCCATAAGGATGCAAATGAGGCACTCCAGAAAGGTGCTGAAGCTGAGATTATCGATGCGATATGGAGGGCCAAAGACTGGCGACCCGATGGCATCGTCAGCAGTTCTGAGTTACTTGAAGATGTCTTAAAAGAAGATGTAGTCAGCAGTGTCGGCTATCCCTATCAGAAGCTAAATGAAATCACCAGAGGTATTCGACCTGCAACACTTGTGACCATCTGTGCAGGGTCGGGGGTCGGCAAGTCAACTCTGGTCTCAGAGATTGCCTACCACCTCCACACCAACGAACAGAAAGTTGGCATGTTGATGCTCGAAGAGTCAGAGACTACAACCATGCTTGGTCTCTACGGCCTGCACTTGAACAAGAACATCAAGCAAGACACTCAGCGTGAGACCTACACAAAAGACGAGATACGCAATGCTCACCGCGAGATGTTTAGAGAATACGATGTACAGCTATTCAAACACTTTGGTAGTACTTCCCTAGAGATAATCTGTAATCGCATCCAGTACATGGTGAAAGCTATGGGATGCACTCACATCATACTCGACCATATATCGATTGTTGTCAGTGGTCTTACATCTGGTGTTACCGATGAAAGAAGACTCATCGATCACTGTATGACTGTCCTAAGGCAACT